TGGAAGTTGCATTTCTCGGCACACAACGCTTCGACGGTGAAGCCGGCCAGAAATACATCAAGGTCTTCTACGGCGATGAGCCGGACGGCAAGACCGAATACGGCCTTTCCATCATCGGCATGGCAGCAGCGGACGAAGTAGCCGACGAAATCTTCGCAGCCGGCGCCCAGTTCGAGCCGCTGCAACTGGTGCGCATCCACTTCGAGATCGCCCGTGGTGGCCAGAACAAGGGCAAGAACCTAGCGCTGCAACTCGAAGCCGTGAAGCCACGCAACGGCACAGACACCCCACGCACCCCGACCCCACAACCGCAAGCCAAAGCCGGCGAACCGGCCAAGGCCAACTAACCGGGAGGGGCGGCCATGTTGATCGAAGACCGAGTGATCTGCGACTGCTGCGGCAATGACATGGGCAAGCTCATGGCGTTGCCTGCCCCGCAAAGCGATCTGCTGCCGGACCTCAACCTGCCGCCCCATTTCGCCGTCTGCCCCGACTGCGAACCGCTCGAACAAGCCGCCGACCTCCTCGAGGCCGGTGCATGAATTTTATTGCCTGCGACGGTGTTTGGATTCACGGCGGTTCGGGCTTGCCTGAGTGCAATGGAGTCCTTCACAGCGTGGCGGGTAATGAAATGCGGGATCTATCCGGTGCCGCTTTGAACTGGGAACAGGTTTCTGAACTGCAAGGCGAAGTGATGGTGTTGTTCGCCATTGTTTTCGGTTTCCTCGTCCTGAAAAAACTCCTGTGATACGAGGTCACGTTATGAAAAAGCATTTCATCAAGAAGGTTGGCATTGGCGCTGCCGTTGCTATGTCCGTTGCTGCCGGTTCTGTTTTCGCTGCGGTGCCTGCTGAAGTAACTGAGGCTCTGGGTGACGCGAAAACTGACGGCCTGGCCGTTGCCGGTCTGGTACTGGGCGTAATCATCGCGATTGCTGCTTTCAAGTACATCCGCCGCGCGCTGTAACTGAGCGCTGCACTTGTGCAAGTGCCGTAGCAATAAACCCCGCTTCGGCGGGGTTTTTCTTTATCAGGATAACCGCCCCATGAACTATGAACTTTATGTGCTGATAGTCACCTCGCTGACGTTTTACCTCTTGTTCTTTGGGCGGGTGTAGGTATGGCTAGGTTTGTATTTGTCGCATTGTTGATGGTGGTCTGGTATTCGCCTGCTAGTGCTGAGAGTTATTATTGGAGTACCCAGACTCGAATATTAAGTACTCCAGCGGCGTCGAGGCTTGCAGTGCGAACTATGCGTACTACCAGCAATTAAACGCAGCGCAATATGTTTCATTTGAGCAGGTCATTGAAAAAGGCACAGCGTCCTTTACTTGTCGAACATACGGATTAAACCGCAATCCTTATAGCGGGCAGCTTCAGCGTTACGGCTCATGGTTCAACGCAGCGACTAGGCGCGGCGATTCTTGCCCGCCTGACTCCAATTACGATCCCGAAACAGGAGGGTGCGTTGCGCCTGAAGAGCCAAACCGCTGTGAATCCACTGTGGGTGCCACGATCAACCACGAACACAAGCTACGCGAATCCGTGCATGGCTCTGATCGAGTAGAGCCCCCTGGATCCGTTTGCGCCAACTCCTGCACCTATACCTTCCAGTACGTCGTAAACAACATCTACGTCTATACCAGCGGCACGCCTTCGGGCGTGTTTGGCTCGTATCAGTACCGTGGCAACGGCTTCGAGTGTGGGGAAGACACCTACAACGCCCCTGGCAACCCGGGCGGCACCACTAATCCCGATGACACGCCGTCGCCAGATCCTGACAACAACTGCCCGTCCGGCTACGTCTGGAACGGCACCTTCTGCTCGAAAGAGCCGCCCAAACCTTGCGATCCCGACGTCGAGGTGGGCGGCTGCGATGACACCCCGCCTGACAACCCCGATCCCGGCGATGGCGGCGACGATGGAGAAGGTGGAGACGAAGAGGGCGACGGAGACGGCAACGGGGATGGCTCCGGTGGCGACGGTTCCGGTGGGGATGGCGATGGTTCGGGTGGTGACAGTGAAGGCTCGGGTGGAGACGGTAACGGCGACGGCAAGGACGAAGAGGAAAAGCCGGACTCCAGTGTAGGCGGCGAAGCCTGTGACTCAACGCTTAGCTGTGAGGGTGATGCCGTCCAGTGCGCGATTCTTCGAAAGCAGAAAGAGCAAGTCTGCATGTGGCAATACGGCTCGCTCGAAAAGGCTCAGATCGAAACAACGCTTAGCGGCCCTGATTACGAACTGAAGGAAGAAACACTCCCGGTATCCGGCCTATTTCTGGAAGCGGTGAATAAGGGCCGCTGGCTACCGCAATCCTGCCCGTCTCCTGAGCGCTTCACTGTCATGGGTCGCCAGTTCGAAATGAGCTATGAGCTCATCTGCCGCTTCGCCACGGCGTTAGGCCCGCTGCTGGTCGTCATGGCCTCCATTTTCTTTGCGGTTTACGTTGGCCGCGCCTTCAAGGGGTGATTTATGCCTGTTGCGCTTCTTCCGATACTTGCCACTTTCCTGGGCTCCATTGTTGCCGGTCTTGCATTTCGGGTTCTGGCAACGCTGGGTTTTGCGTACATGACCTATGTCGGCGTGGGGGCGCTGATCGACTCGGTGCAGAACCAAGTTCAGGGCCTATTTTCTGCTGTTCCCCCCTCGGCGGCGATCCTTGGCATGGCCAAGGTCGATGTAGCGATCAACATCATGATCGCCGCCGTGACTGCTCGGCTCCTACTCGCTGGCATGGATAAGGTTACGGGCTCTATCACTGCGCTCGCGCTCATGAACAAGGCGGGTGGCTAATGTTTGTACTGCGCACGGGCCTGCAGGGTAATGGCAAAACCCTGAATACCATCAAGGAAGTGGATCTGCGCGCCGCCAAGATGGGCCGCATTGTCTACTACCACAATATCCGGGGCTTCAAGCCGGACCATGAAGCGCTCAAGGCCACCTGGGTAGAGTTCGAAGATCCGCAAAAATGGTTTGAGCTTCCCGAAAACGCGATGATCGTTATCGATGAGGCGCAAACCTTCTTCCGGGTTAGGCCTAACGGCTCGGCTGTTCCGAAATACGCCTCCGCGCTCGAAACCATGCGCCATAACGGCCATGAGCTGCATTGCATCACGCAAAACCCCGGCCTGCTCGACAACCACTTCCGCAAGCTGTGCAACTCGCACATTCACTACGTCCGCGGTGGCAAAGGCAAAGTAATCAAGCGCTGGGAATTTGAGAAGGTGTGCATGGCCGTCGAAACGCCCAAGCGCGACTTCTCCAATGATGGTGAGGCGACGAGGATCGTGCTCGACCCGAAATACTTCGGTGTCTATGAGGCCGTCAAGGAAGGCGCGTCCCACCATATGAAGTTCAAGCCCCCTCGGGCCTTGTTCGTCTTCGGAGCCTGCGTTCTGTTCATTGGCTACGTGGGCTATGGCGTCTATGAGCGTCGGATCGCGCAGCCAGAAGAGCCGGTACAGACTTCCTCTCAAGCGTCACTGGGTGCTGAGCTTGGCCAGCCTCTCGCGCCGGACAACAGAGCCAGCCGTGGTTCTCCGGTCCTCACAGCGGAACAGTACATCGATATGCGGGTGCCACGATTGCCCGATGTGCCCAGCTCAGCGCCGATGTATGACGAGCTGACCCGTCCTGTGGCCTATCCCAAGCTGTCGTGTGTCTCGTCGGCCGATTCGGAGTTCGTAAACCGCAACCGCAACCGGTTCGCGGTGGGCATCCGTGACGGGTCTATCCAAGGCTGCCGCTGCAATACCCAGCAAGGCACAAGGGCAGTCGTCTCGTTCGATGCCTGCATGTCCTACGTCGTCGATGGCGCATTCGATCCTGCCAAGCCGGATCGCGATGCCTATGCCGCGGCGAACTCCGCAGGCAATCCCTATCCCAGTCAGCCTGTTTCGCCTGCCAAGGCGGAGTACGTCCCTCGGCCTATTACGTCCGTTGGTGGCAGCAAACCGGGGCACCTGTGGTGATGAGCTTGGCGACCCGGCGCCGTGTGCGGTTTGCCGAGGCACGAGGCAGCGCGCGCTCGGCGCCGGGCCGCTGACGTCCCTGTAACACGTCAGATAAACCCAACTAAACAGTGTCGATTCGTTGCAATTTGGAGCAGTAGAAAATGACCGTTAAAGATCAAGTTCGTGTTGACCGCCAGTTCCAGGAATCGCCGACCGGGCGAGTGTTCTTCGATAGCCATACGGCAAAGCTGACTGACCTGTCGGGCGTTCGCTTGCTGCGTTGCGGCGTCGATACGGTTCGTCAGCTGTATCGTGGACTGATCCGTCCGGAAATCATGGCGCTGTTCGAGAAACCGGGCGTCATGGTCGAGTTCGCTGGGGAATTCTGGCATGCCGGTCGGGTAGGGCGAGACTCAGGATATCAATACAAGCTCCAGAACGCCGACCTCGGGTTCATCCTGCTCATCAAGAACTTCAACGCCAAGCTAGAGAACATCGGGCCTCACCTGAAAATCGAGGTGTCGCCCCATGCCATCGACGCGCTGTCGCCTGAGCGTCTGCAGGAGCGCATGGATTATTACGCTGCAGCCGTGATGACCCATCGCGAACGCAACCAATGCGCCGTGCACCTCGCCCTGGATCTGCAAGGCTGGAAGCCTCCGGTGGATCTGGTGGCGCGCCTGCATTGTCGTGCTCGGACGCACCGCGATATTTCAGGCATCAACGAAATCAACTGGGCGACCAAGTCCAGCGTCTACGGTCGTGGCGAAACGTCCATGTTTGGCTCTGCCGGGGGCGTCCAGCTCTGCATCTACAACAAGACGGAGCAGGCCCGCGCAACCGATAAGCTCGATTTCTGGGAAAGCGTCTGGCGTCGTCGTGATTCCTTCGATGCGACCGACCCGGATAACTACAACCCAGCGGCTGACGTGTGGCGCATCGAGCTGCGTTATCACCATTCGGTCATCCAGCAGTTCGCCAGCGGGTCGATCAGCGCTAAGACAGGTGAAGCCATCGAGACGGATTCCTTCGCAGCCTTCGCGGGCCATCTGGACGGTCTTTGGCGCTACGGGCTGTGCCAGTTCAAGTTGCTGCATCGGCCAGGGCAATACGAGCCGATCTGGACGCTCATCCGTGATGATGTTCGAGTCGATGTGCCGGTTGATTCCCTGGTCGATGAGACGGAATACAAGCGCTACTACAAGACCTCGCGAGGCTTCTCCGGCAAGAACGTCGAGCTATTCCTGGGAAACTTCGTAAGCCTGCTGGCACGGGAGCGAGTAGGCGCTAAAACCGCATTTGATCGACTGAAAGATTGGGAATGTTGGCCGGTCATTCGTGATCACTACGCCGCCAAGGACATGAGCGAGCGGGATATGTACAAGCACATCAAGAACCTGCTGCAAGAACGGCATGTTCGATGGGGTAGGGCGGTCTAATGGCAATCGAGCAACTGCCTGATGGTCGCTGGAAGGTCGACGTTGAACCGGTGAAAGGGCGTCGTTTTCGTAAGACGCTGAAGACCAAAGCTGAAGCGATGCGCTTCGAAGCGACCTGCCGATCCAGGTGCACCGAAACGCCTGATTGGGCACCCCGTCCAAAGGACAAGCGCAGGCTCTCCGAGCTGGTCGAACTGTGGTTCGATCTTCACGGCGTCTCGCTCTCAGATGGTGTTCGGCGTGTGGCGATCCTACGGGCATGCGCAAAGGCCATGGGTGACCCGGTGGCTCGTATGGTCGACGGCGCCAAGATTGCCGCCACACGTGCCCGCTGGATGGCAGCAGGCGTAACCGGCAAGACGGCGAACAATCGTCTCGGTTACCTGAAGGCCGTTTACAACGAGCTGCACAAGCTCGACGTGATCGACTATCCCTGCCCGTTCACCCGTATTCGCCCGGTTCGGTTGCAGGAACGGCCGTTGGCCTACCTGACCAAGCCGCAGATCCCCGAGCTGCTCGACGCGCTCCAGGCTCGCACCACGTCTCCACATCCGGCGATGGTGGCGCGGATCTGTCTGGCGACCGGGGCGAGGTGGGGTGAGGCTCAAGCGCTGCGTCCGGAGCGGATTCGAGGCAACGCCCTGGTGTTCGCCAATACGAAGTCCAAGCGGGTGCGGATGGTCCCGGTAACGCCGGAGCTAGTCGGGGCGATCAAGAAGCACTGGCAAACCTACGGGCCGTTCACCAACTGCATTGGCGTGTTTCGGCTGGTCCTGCTCTCGACCTCGATCAAACCACCACGCGGGCAAGCAAGCCACATCCTGCGCCACACGTTCGCCGCACACTTCATCATGGGCGGTGGGCATATCGTGACGCTGAAGGAGATCCTGGGCCATGCCTCGCTGAACATGACGATGAGGTATGCGCACCTCGCGCCTGAGCATTTGAACGATGCGATCAGGTTAGGACCGTTGGCCGGCATCACGTTACCGCTCGCCGGCCAGTAA